TCTTGAATAGGATTGAAGTAGCTATCCTCAGTGTATTGCTGACCTACTAATTGATTTTTCTGCACCTCTGTAAGTAGTCCTACATAGTTAGGATATTCTACTTGTTTTATGTCTGTTAGTTTCATAGTTTATACGTTTCTGCTTAATGCAGTTTGATATGTTTGTACTCGTGTATAGAAATTTGCTGCATCGGTGTCTGATAAACCCGTACCAACTGATGCAAATGCACATTCTTTACTGCCATATGTTCCATCACCAGTAAACAATTTTATATTTCCAGTTGAACCTCCAAATGATGTCTGTGTAGTGCTACCCGTAACTATAGAAGAACCATTTCTGAATAATTTAGTTGTACTGCTTGAATTTGCAGCACCTAAATAGAATCCATTGCCATTTGCATTTGCAACATTTGGAGAGTAAGTCCCATCTACAATGTAATATGCTTTTCCATTTGGAGTATATTTAGCAATTATACCCAATTGATTTGTGGCAGCAGTTCCATAAATATCATAACCACTTGAATTGTCAGTTCTTGAATAGAATGAAATATGATTATTTTGTGGTGTTAATGTACTAACTGAAGTTGCAAGAATATAATTTAAATCACCTAATCCATTCACTCCATTTGGCAAAACTCCCGTACTGCTATGTGTAAGACCACCCGACCAAGTGATTTGGTTAGCTGCCGTATTCTTTAAATTATAAGAGTGAGCTGTTGCAGTACCTCCTACCATTGGATAGATTGCAGCCATCTTAGTCCATAAACTATCTGCTTTCAATCCTATTACAAGATTGTTAACCGCAGTTGCTTGTGTAGTATCTGTAATTACCGCAGCATTTAAGAATGCTTGTGCATCTGAATCTGATACGATAGGCACACCCACTTGTCTTCCTAAAGTTGTTTGAAAAGTCTGTACCGCAGTGTAGAAGTTAGATGCTTCGGTGTCATTTAATCCATCTCCTATTGATGCTAAAGCACACTCCCTTACTGAATATTGATTACCTCCACCAATATTTCTGGCTCCTAAATATAAAGCAGCATTTGCAGAAGTAGTAATTGTAGTTGTATTTGTGCTTCCTAATTGACTTCCGTTTCTATATAACTTTTGAACATTATTTGCAGTCCTTGTATTTATAAATAATGAAGTTGTTGGGTCAATAGCAAAATTTAAAAAAGTGTTTCCATTCCATTGTGTACTACGTTCTAAAGTTAAATAAGCACTACCAGAACCTCCTCCCATATTGGCTGAATCAGTTAAATTTTGAGTTCTTGAATAGTAAGAAATATGATTACTATTAAAAGATGCTAAAACTGTACTTGCGTTTAATTTAGTATCAGCAAAAGCATTAGTACCATTAGGCAATGCTCCCGTACTTGAATGAGTCCACCCACCATTAAATACCAATCTATAAGCAGCATCAGTATCTTGCGCATCCATAAAATTAAATTTATGTTTTGCCGCAGTACCACCTACCATTGGATACAATGCCTTCATCTTAGAAGTCAGTCCATAGGTAGTTAAGTCACTCTCAAGTGTATTCAACGCACCTAAGATAGTCAAGTCTGTTTCTCCCGTAGCAGCTATCCACGCAGTTGTTAGTGTGCCGTAACTTGTGCCCTTTTTACTCGCTAATCCTAATAATCCGTAGTACATTATGCCTCAGTTAAAGATGCTATAACATCAAATTTAGTATCTGTAGAATTGTAGATACATCCTACATAAGTCGTTTTGCTAATAGTTGTAGTAGTTGGTAAAGTAACACCTACCGCTCTAAAATTAGCACCGAATGTAATTGCTCTTGCAGTTCCGTTGTCTTTGATTCTAAATATCAATGCCTGTCCTTCAGCGAAAGTTCCTGTAGGGTTAGCTAAAGTAAGTCCCGCAGCTTGTGCAGTAATCTTAACTAAATCATTCAAAGACGTAGCCGTAACCGTAGCTGCACTCACAACAGACTGAACTCGTGGATTAATTATATCCGCACCTGTAACGCTCTTAGTAACATACGATGCACCTGATACCTCAGATATAACCATTAAATCCGTAGTCGCAAGTGCTGCGCCTTTAGCCGTTAGTTCACTTATTTTCTTCTCTGCCATTTTGTATTTTTTATCGTTCTAATAATGTTTCGCCAGAATAAGAAGCATCGTATATCGCTCCAAATCCTCCGCTATTAAATAATGTCTCATCTATAAGAAAGTCTCCCGATTGTGTAACAAAGAAATCAGAATTCTCAGCAAGTAAATTAGTAGTCTCTAAACCACCGCTACTTCCATCTGCTCCCCAACTAATCGTGTTAAGAACGCCTTGTCCCCATCCTATTGTGTTCGCCATCTTTCTCTACTTTCTTTAAGTATAACTTTAACTTTTGTATATTGTTTTCTTTTACCTTGTACTTCTTCATAAATACCACCCATTTAAGTTATTCTCTCCTCTTGGGTACATATCACCATTTGAATTAGAATTATACTCTGGGAAAGATGCCGTGTTAAAACACATATAATCTACAAATCTTTGTGTGTAGTGTTGTGCTATTTGTCTTTGCTTTTCGATTAAGAAATCTACTTCGTTTTTTTCTACTGTAGTAGCGTTCTCTGAATCGTGTTTATATACTCCTTTGTTAGCAATCGTATAAGCTGCAAAAGGTAAATACTCTACCATTGCCCAATGAATCAACATAGGCTTTACATAGTCTACTAAAAGGTCTAAATAAGGATTAGCTAAAGTATCTGCTATTATATCAGCTTTGATTCTATTTAACAAGTCTGTACCTAACATAGTTTGTATGTGTACGTCCTGTGCTATTTTGATAAACTGAATAAATTTATCTGTATCTACATTACCATTTACCGCAGTAAATTTAACTAAGTCTGTTCTCGATATTAAAAGTGCTTCCGCCATTATTTTCCGTAATTAGGGTGATGTCCGTTGTTAGGCATATCTATAGGTGCTACTTTGCTTTGTGCGTTGCCTGTAGGTCGTGGTTGGTATGATTTAGGTATTGAATTAACCTCGTTAGAAGAACTCAAAGACTTATCCTCTACATATCCTTTACCATCTTTTTTAGTCTTTAGTTTATAAAGAACCTCATTCCAATAGTGAGAACAATTAACTCCACCTTTGAATTTGAACAAGTCGTAAGGTTGCCCCTTATGTCCTAATTGCTCATTTACTCCTGCTCTACTTGCTTTGTCAATGTCTTCTAAACGATATACTACTCCGTTTGCAGTTCGTGCCATCATTTTAACACAGAATTCTCGTGAGTTAGCTTTATTGTATCGCTCTGAATATTCGTATCTAACCTTATAAACTGATTTGTCTAAGTTAGATTCTCTACTCGGCTCTGATTTAATTACAGATGCTAAACGTGCTAATACGCTTTTCTTTGGATTTAACGCATTATTTACCCACTCTTCAGTACTTGTATTGCCTTCCTTTACTTCACGCTCTGTAACACGCTCCCATTCGTCTCCTAAGACTTCTCCTGCTAAGTCGTTTAATAAAACTTCTAACTCTTCATCCGTAGCCTCTGAACTTAACTGAGTTCCTGTTTCTTCTGCTACTTGCTCTTCGGTTTGTGCATTCTCTAAATCTGTAAATTCAAGTGGTTTAAGAGTTCTAAAGAATAGGTTAAGACTGATTCCGTTAACTGCTAAGATTCTATCAATAGCACTAAGCAATACTTCTTGTTTTGGTCTTACAACTAAGTTATCAAATAACACAAAGCTGTTTTGTAACTCATCCGCATTTGAACTAAATCCATTTGAAGAAGCAATACCAAAAAGAAGTGGTGATGTAACGTTATGCGATAACATAATCTTACGCATACATTCCTCACTCAACTGATTGTATAAATCGGGTGCATTGTCTACAGGTATAGAATCTATTGTAGTTTTACTTTCAGCGTTGTTATTAAATGCTACGATTACTCTTTGTCCATTTGCGCCTGTAAGTTTAGACATAACCTTAGAAGAGATAATATCTTGCTCCTCTGGTGTTGGTTGTCCATTATTGAAGTTCACTACCGTGCGTGAACTAAAAGAAGATTGAACCTCAGAAATTAAATAGCTTGATATCTCCTCCTCTAATACTGCGTATGGGATGCCACCTTGATAATCTACATAGCTAAAATATTTCATCCCTACCGAATAAGGTTGAATGAACATTATTTCTACTTGCTCATTACCGAATCCAAATGCAGGAATTCTCTTAGGTGCATAGTTTCTTAAATCTTCCCAATTATCCGAATAATAATAGGCTTCTATTTGTCCGTCTTTATTACACTTCTCAGGTGCTAAAAGATGCACAGGTATATGATAAGCCTTTAATACTTTGCTTCTATCCTTAGAATAATGTACTTGAAACGCTGCTTGTCCCAACATCTCAAAATCTAATACTACTTTACGCATATCGTCTGCGTTAATCATAGACATCATTTGAGCGTACTCATTAGGCTTTCTCGAAGCATCTACTGCGCTTAAACCTTTGCCATATACCAAACGGCTAATATTATTTATAATAGCGTTATTAGTAGTAGAGTTTTTATATCTATCAATTAAGAACTGATAGTAAGAGTTATTTTCTCCATACGTTACCCACTCATTCTTCTTTGATTCCTCAATGACAGGTGCTTCGTATTTTGCTAAGTTTAATATGTGTAGATTACTCATAAATTATAAAATCGTTTGTTGTGGTAGAAGATGTATACTGCCCGTTGTTAACGCTGAAAGATACTAAAGGCTGATTAGTACAGAATACTTTATCTTTAAATACTATATCACTTCCGTTTTTTAATACCAACATATAGAAATGATTTTCAACTAAATCAAATATAGCTTCTATAGTGTGGTAATATTCTCCTACTACAGAATCCAATATTTCTACTTCAGCCGTATCATTTGTTTGCTCATCAGTTAACTCCAAAGTATCATAGCTTTCCTCTCGTGGAATGAAGCTAATAATTTGGCTAAGTTCTGATACATTTAATACTATCATACTATAATAACTTAAAGCACATCAAATTGTTTTTAAAAAGAAAAGGGTAACCGAAGCTACCCTAATCCAACTATTATGAAAGAAAAACTATACGGTTACAATAGTGGCACCAGAAAGAACTGTTTCAAGCCCTCAGTTGAACAATCCAAGAAGTTTGCAGGGATGTTCTCCATTCCTGTGAACGTCAAAGTGTATCCAGAGAAATCTCCAAGCGCAGTCCCGTTAGAGATAGTTCCCGCAGTTACATCCATTCCTCTCTCTACACCTGCAAGAAAGAACTGATTGTTACGATTTCTTACGATAATGTGAGGTCTTCCGTAAGCAAGTAACTTAACCATTTTATGGGTAGCTACATCTTGCTTTTTTAAGTTAGCAACTAAAACCTGCTCTACAAAAGTAGTTCCGTTGTCTCTTGAAGAGTTTATCGTTTGCTCAAAAGAGTTAGTTCCTTTAAGTTCGAATTTATACACGGATGTTACGCCGTTAATGTCATCAATGACATCTGTGTTGGTAACGTTATACGTTAAATCTTCTGGGTAAGAATAATCCCCATAGTTGATAATGTAGATAGCATCTAAACCACCTACCGCATCTTTACAAGGCTCTATTCTTCCGTTTGCAATATCACAGCTCATTTGTTAAAATTTTAAATGTTATAAAAAAAGGGAGGGAAGAAAAACCGCCCTCCCCGATTATTTAATTAGTTAATATTAGTTAGCAGAGTTAGTGATTCCGTAAGTAACGATATCTCCAGCAAATCCGTATTTAGCATCAGCAGTAAAACGCATGATTACTCTTACATTCTGAGAACCATCTAATTCACTCATATCCAAAACCTTAACCTCGTTCATATCATTTAACAATCCTGTAGCGAAGTGTAGGTTAGAAGACTGAGCCAAAAGTCCTGTATTATCAGCCATTCCGTTAGCCATAAAGATTGGAATACCATCGAATGAAAGTGAACCGTTAGTGTACCATTGTGTACCTTGTGCGTTAACACCATTAGCACCTAAACCTGATGCAGCAAACCCACCCAAAGCACGAACATAAGCACGCACGATGTTTGAAGAAAGATACAATTTCAAGTCTGGTTGTCCATACAAACGTGCAGGACAAGCATCTACGATTTTTCCAATTTCAGCGATAACATCACTTGCATCTACTGTAGTACCTGCTACTTCTTGTGCAGCTGGTAAATCAGCATCTGTAGTAAGTTGCGTCATAATACCTGCAAACTGACCTGCCGTAGCGTTAACTCCTGTCCAAATTGTTGATTCCATAGAAGAAGCAACTTTCTCAGCTACGTGAGCAATAAGGAAGTCAGCGAAAGACTTAGGAAGAACATCGAATGCTCCGTAACCCATCTCTGCCGCCTGCCAAGTTTGGTGAAAGTCTTTTTTACAAAGTTGTAGGTTAACTTGGAACTCTTCAGGATTCAATACCTTTTCAGTCAAAGTAATAGTTGAAGTAGCATCGAAGTCACAAGTAGCGTTCTTAACGATTCCGTCAGTAGCTACTTTTTGAATAACTTGCTTGTACTTAACATTTGGATGGATAGTTAATCCACCTTGCTCTAAAGTTGGAGCAGATAACAAAGCCGCAGCTATGTATTTACCAGCATATTCGCCAGCATAACTTGTAGTGATTGATGTTGTAGTTGCCATCTTTTTTTTAAATTATTAGTTTATTATTTATTTATTTAATTTTTCAAGGATAGAATCCATTGTTGTTTTTGCTCTTTTAGAAGCATATTTAAATCCTTCTACTTTATTTACATTCTCAGGATTGAAAGTGATAGGAGATACTTCCTCTAATTCAACCTTATTCTCTTCAATAGTTTCTTCAGTAGCAACTTCTGCAGTAGGCTCAACTTTTGAAAACATTTCTAATTTAGCTTTCAACTCTTCGTTTTCGATTTTAAGTGCTTCCATTTCTGAGAAGAACGTTTCTTTAACGATAGATTCAACCGTCTTTTTAATGTCTCTCGGTGCTTCAGCTTCTGCTTCAACTTCTACCTCAGCTTCTGCTTCTGGCTCTTCCATCGGCATTTCCTCTTCAGCAACTGCGTCTTTAATTTCAGAAATAATACCTTCTTCAACTACTGCCAAAATTCGAGAATCTTCCAATTCATACTCTCCAATTGGCAAAGCAATTTTTTGGTCTTCAGCAACTATAAAAACTTCTGCTCCTGCTTCAAACACTTCAGCTTCCAATACCGTTACTCCGTCTGAAAGTTTCATAGTACCTAATTTAACTTCCATCCCGAGAAGTTCTTTAATTTGATTGATTACGTTCTTTTTCATATTTAACATTTATAACTTAATAACTTTCGTGTTTTTATTCTGTTGTATTTTTAATTAATCTGTCTTACCGTATTCGTGTTTACCACGTTACTTGCAACTTGATTTACCGTACTACCAACTCCTTGATTTTGCAATTCGCCTGTGCAGCATTTTGCCTTGTACGTTCCGTCTTCACATAGGCATCCTCTTTTACCGCCTTTAGGACTTGTCTTACTTACTGTTTTTTGTTTTGCCATAATTTTAATTTATTAATATTTTACCTATTTGATTTGTAAACTTTTCAAACTGATGAAAAGATATCGTTGAATCCATTTCTGTCTTAACGTAGTCACATCCTATAAATGCTATAAATTGCCCATCTGAAAAATAAGGTGCTATTACAATACCTTTAACCCCTTGATTTAACAATGTTAATCTTGTAGTCTCTTCTTGTATATCCTCCACTTTGCTATAACACATCTTCTTTAGCATAACATCTTGAAGGAATACAGGATATAAACTAACAGGTATATTTTGCAGCCAATAACATTCTGGACTTACTCCTTTATTACACACCTCAAAGCTATTAGACATATGGTTCTTGTGGCTTCCGTCATAATATTTAATAGTGTTATGAAACTGAAATATATACGCTCTGTCAGCTTTGAATTCAATCATTAAATCATTTAACATCTGTTGAATTAGAACGTTGTTATTTATAGCCTTGTTGAAAGATATCTCCGTTTTTTTATATTTCATTTTAGTCTCTACAACTTGAGTAACTAAAGACTTGTAGTAATATAGAATAAATGCTATCAATAGAATAACTAAAACAATGGTACGTGTTCTTCTTAATTCGGACAATATTGCCTTTAAATGTTCCATTATTTAATTTCAGTTATTATAAAGTTCATTTGATCTACGGTGATATTTCTTGCGCCCGAAGTATTTCTGCAATGTATCTCTAAATAATCACCAAGAATATGAGACACGACACACGAGAAAGAAACGTTTTCTGCCCTTCCCGAAGCATTGGCTGTAGCCTTTGTTCTTGATGGTGTCCTTACTGCTGCCAGTTTGCTATCATAAAAACCGAATTCACAGATATCATTCGCAGAAGCAGTAAACGAAAGTACACACTGAATTAAGTATTTTCTACTAATTGCAGCATCGTTTGTTAATCTGTTATTTGAATGCGTGTATTTAGAGTTATCCGCACTTGCCGTAGTAGTGCCAGAAACCTTAAAAAAGTCAGTAGTATTGCTTATAGTTGTAGCAGTGGTGTTACCTTGCATATATAGCTGTCCATTTACTGCCGTGTTGGTTATGTTTACGCAGTTAATAAACAAAGATTTATTAGAAGTTTGGTCTACTCCACTGATGTAAGTTCCTCCACCACTGAAGTTAACCGTATCTAAAATGTATCTCTCATTCGATATTGTAGCAGAAGCTGAAACATTAATAGATGTCTCACCACTTAGCGTAACAAAAGACGAATATATAATCCTAAAACGCCTTGAAATAGTACAAGTAGAAGCAATAATGATGGCAGTAGTAGCAGAGTAATTATCAAATAGGCATTGTGTAAATCCTACCGTGCCTATAGTTCCGTCTAAGGTCATTCCTCCACTATTTAAAAACGCACTATCTTGCATAATAAAGTTAGTGTAGTCTTTAATAGTTCCAATAGTAGGGCAATTAGTAAAGTTTACTCCGAACCAATCTAATGCCGTAGTAGTTCCATCTCCATCAAGATTTAAAGCTACGTTTGCCTCAATAGTAATATTACGTATAGGGAGCGAGTAGTTAGATGTAATCAATGCAGTTCCTGTAAGTCCTGTAGATTTTATTCTACAATTCTCAGAAGAGCCTCCTAAAATAGTAGTATTCTGTCCACATACTAATCTATCCCCTGTAAGGTCTACCTCATCAGTAAAGAAATAAGTAACTCCCGCAGCCAATGTAATAACTCCAGCAGATGGTGTAGGCAAGTCAGATTTTTGAGTTACAAATACAAGATTGCTTACTGCTACAGGTGGTGCTAAAGAAGTGTTTAAGTATGTTATAAAATCCGATACTGATATCTTCTCTGCATTACCACTTGAATTCTCAACATACAATCCATCAGTATTATCTAAAGATGTGACATCTGTATATCTTATGAAA